TCGGAACATAGTGAGTCATACCCCCTGTGACGCGGCCAGGGATGAAGAACGACTTTTTCGTTGCACCCCAGTACGCCTTCTCAATGTTGATAGCGATTTTATCTTCCTCGAACAATGCCTGCTCGAAGATTGCTTGTGCTTCCTGGATTCGGAAGTCGACAGTTGCGGCCAACACGTTCTCACCGCGGCGACCCGTACGAATGTTCGATGCTGACTCGCCACCAAACTCTGCAGGAATTGCACCCTCCAAACGCTCCTGGCGCTCCAAACGGTCGAGGGCGGTGTCGGTCTTGTAGCCAGGGTTGGTTTGCAACTGCTGGATGTCTCCACCTTTGACGACACCCAACTGTCCTGTCTTGCCGTCGGCCAACTGGAGAATCTCTGGGTTTTCGCCTGGGCGTGCGACCAGGTATTCGTCGGGGAAGATGCCGCGTTCGATTGCGATTTCGGTGAGGGCCTGGAGGCGTGCGCGGGTGAAGTACATGCCGAGCACTCCGTCGTATTGTCCGCGTGGCTGGTCAAGCGAGATGCGCTGTGGCACGACCGCGAGTGGCATACCTGTGCGGTTCGGGAGTCGCATGAGTTCGACGACTTCCATGCCTGCACGCTGAACACCGTTGAAGTACGGTTGCGATTCTGCACCAAGCACACAGACAACGATTTCGTTGGCGCACGCATACTCCAACAAAGTGAACATCGTGTCATCTGCGACTTTGCCGACACGGAGACGACCAGCGACCAGTTCACCGTAGTTGCGCATCAACCACTTGTAGGTCTTACGGTAGGAGAAGATGACGTCGTCGGGGACGAGTGCGTCTGGGTCTTCCATTGGTGCGGCGAACGTGTCGAGCGGGTTGCGTACCGACCAGGTTGGCTGGAGTTTCTGGAAGTCTGGGCGAAGAATTACGGGGCTGGATGAGTATGCGAGGAAGTGGCGTGCACGGCGACGCATCTTCATGTTCAACTTGTTGTGGTCCCAGTACGAAAGCACGACCTTCTTGCGGAGGCGTGCAAGTTCTTGGCTGTCGTTGTTCCCTGGCTTCAATGGTGGGAAGTACGGGTTTGGCATCGTGGATGCGATACGCATGGACGTTTGGTCCAAACCTTGCACCAGGAGGTTGGCTACGTTGGTGCGTGCGTTGCGGTCCAGTTCGGATAGCGGGATGATTACTTCGCCGTTGGCGAGGTCGCGGACTTCGCGCATCCGTGAAAGAACTGGCCCTTGTGCTTCTACTCGTTCGTTGTAAAGGGCAACGATTTCTTCTACGGTTCGCACTTAGCAGAAACTCCTAGTTCTAGACAGCCGCGGTCAAGAGTATCATTACAACAGCCAGGAAGGACGCCATTGGCGGGGTGGCGCTTTGAACCCTCCGACGTTCGGGAAGTGAAGTTCAGCGAACCAGTTTGCCATGACAAGGTCGGTGCCGTTCTTCTTGTCGGGGTGCCACTTTGTTAGTTCGTCCACTAACGCCAAGGTTTTCCAGTTGCCGCGCATGGATGGGAGGCGTACTGCGCCTGAGCGGTAGAGGGGTGGGAGTAGGGCTTCGATGCCGAGTTTTTCGTCGAACTTGTTGCGGTGGGTGGTGTGGGGGATGATGTTCACCATTTTGCGGGTTTGCCACTTGCGGACGAAGTCGTGGGCTAGGAGGAAGCGTTGGGCGGCGTTGACTTCGACGATGATGTGGGAGACGGGGTAGCCGTATGCGAAGGCTCGGTCGGTCCATTCTTCCAATAAACCTGAGTACACCCCTGAGGTAGTGTCGTAGCCGAGTAGTTCTTCTGCTGTTAGTTTGACCCGTTCTACGTCTATGAGGTAGCGCAGGTTGGTTTGGGGTTGGTAGAGCCACCATTGGATTCCCCAGAATTGGGAGGGGGATGGGTCGACGGAGATGATGCTGACTACGGGTGGGGTCAAGCCTTCGGGGACGAATCCTGGTTGGCGGTCGTTGTCGATACAGCCCTGGTAATTCACACCATCTGGCCCTAATCCACCAGTTATCCACACTCGGGGGATAAGGTTCGTGTCATCAGCGTCATCCTCCTGTTGATAAACCACCTTGAATGTGCGGGGATTTGAGTACCTGATGTAAGACAGGTCTTTCCAGGAGAGCCGTTTCGGGTCAAGAAGCGGACCCTCAGGGTACGGTAGGGCGTCGTATCGGCGGCTTTTCGGGCCTGTGTCGAGGTCTTCGTAATACGCTTTGTAGATGATGTGCTGGTATTTCTGGCGCTTCAACGGCTCGTTACGTTCCAAGTCCTCTGGGTTTTCTACGTCTCCGCCGTCGTATTCATCGTCATCGAAGTCATAGGTAATTTTGTTGAGGCAGTGGGCGTAGATGTCGCCTGAGCCAAGTCTTTGTCCTACTACGGCGAGGAGTCCTGCTGGGTCGACGCGGGCCTCAGCAACTTGGTCCCAGCGTTCCAGCAGTTTGTCCCTGGTTGCGCCTTCTCGGGCGTTGTCTACTGAGGCTACGTCGTCAAAGAGGCAGAGGTCGGCGCGGTGACCGATGTATTCGGAGTCGATACCATAGGCGCGAACCGTGGGTTCCTTGTTGTCGAGGCCGTTCCCATCCAACTGCTCGACCACGAACTCTTCTGCACGCCACAACGCCCCCTTATCCGACGGTTTGAACCTACCGTAGTCAATGGAGAGGCATCCTTCGGCATTTAGTGCTAAACCCTTGCGTACCAGTTCGGCATCTGGCTGTATCGGTGCGGGTCTTTCTAGGGTTTCTCGGATGCGGCGGCTGTATTGCTTCGCCATTGCTTGTGAAATTGACCCAATCATCACGCGGATAGCCCTGTTTCGGACGATTGCCCACACTGCTACGTCGTGGAACAGGGTGGATTTGCCTGCACCAGGGGGAACATTGAGTACAACGAACTCTTTTTCCTCGGATTCCAGCATCTCGACCAGCCTGACGGCGGCTTCTACCTGCCAAGGTGACGGCATACGCCCCAAATAGTGCCTTCTAAAGAAGTCGAAGTCCTCTAAACCACGTTGGGCGTTAGCCGATAAACGGGTTAGTGGGATGGCTGGGGGGAGATTGACCGCCTCATCGAGGTCTTGTTCGTACTGTTCGTACTGTTTCCCACCGCTAGACCCTCTGGCTTTCGAGGTTTCTAGTTTTGCTACCTCCAGTTTGGCTTTCGCCTCCTTGGATTTAGCCATCCAGTTCGTTCCAGTGTTGTAGTGAATACCAGCGATACGGGACGCTTCACGGATGTTTGAGCCTGCGGCGATGGCGGCGAAGAACCGTGCTTTGTCTTCCGCTGGAACCCTTCTTTTTGTGCCCATGAATAGTTGCAAACTTTATCAGGAGGTGTATGATGACGGCCAACATCTTAGGAATGTGAGGAAATAACAGGGTACGACGCATCGAGAAGTGGGAAGACCAAACTGCAGAAGAGTCTTCACACCTTGTTGTTTCCTCAGATACCTAGACCACACGGATGGTCCAAGGGCGTACACCAGTCGCACGGTGCGGGCCAAGAACACGCGGGAACGCGGGTAGACCTCCATGCATCGACATGGGGGAGCGACGTGAGGAACGGTAATCTCAAACAAAGGTGTCGGCTGAAATGGCCACGGCGACCTTCCGCGGGGGCGGGAACTGTGGGGGAGGCACTACAAGTCCGAGTCGGTTGTTGGTTGGGGTTCCGCTCACTGCCGTTCGCGGCTAGCGCCCTCACTTCGTTCGGTTGCTGGCAGAGAAGGAGGGCCCGAGCAGGCCCACAACTCCAAGTCAACGGCGAAACGTCAGACACGCCAAACACATTTACACTCCACACAAACCCCCACCCCCACCTCCCCCCCTATGCACATCCCTCACCAGCCAAAAGAGTGACACCGTCCCGAGCGCTTATACAGCCCCTCCCCCCTGTACGCGCCTCGGCAGACCCCCAGTTTGTGCGTTTGTGCGTGGCTTGTGCGCTTGTGCAGGCGTATCGCTCGATGAGATAGTCACAATTGCACTATCGCTAGCAGAGATACCCCCCCTAAGGTACCTTTTTTCCTACAGAGGGTACCCAAGCGTTAGGGTCGCCTAACAGGGTTGGGGCGAACGTGTGTTTGGTGTGTTCCTGGTGTGGGGGTGTCGAGGGCGGGGGTGTCGTGGTGTGTTGCGTTTGTGCAACGGTTGCGAATCGGGAACAGATAGTAAGCGTGCTTACGTTCGATAGTAAGCGTGCTTACGATTGGGCGAACGGGTGTTCGGTTTTGGTTTCGTCGATTTCGCGCCTGAATCGTGATTCATTCATAGTTTTTTTTGTTACAGTTTGATGACATCTTCTAGCCCTTGTGGGGCTTGGGTTTCCTGTCGTAAGACTGGGCGGGGAGGGGTTGCCCATCGGTGGAACTGTCCGACGCATCCACTACCTTGGGAGATGTCGGGGGGAACCGCCCCCCACAGAGAGAAAGGGGACAGAGTGAGAGAGAGGGAGACGGTGAGGACGGGGGTCATCCGCAAGGGTGACCACAAGGGGTCAGTAGTCCGTGAGGATGAAAGCCTCGAGTGTCCACGGTGGGAGTGCCTCAACGGTGAGACGATGACCGTGGTGGTGGTCAAACTGAATGGTGAGGTTGGGCGAATCTTCGCGGTTCGTGAATCGGAGGTCGAGTGGCTCCCGAACTCCTTGGAGGTGCCACCCACCTACACAACCCGCGAGGGGTTCATCACCTGGGACTGACACCCACCCCCCACCACGCGCAAGGCGTCACGGGCTCGCGACCCAGTGGGGGACAACTGTCGCAAGACAGGACAACAACACACAACAAGAGACAAGGGGAAGAAATGCAAACACTAGCCAAGCAGACAGTCACCGACGACGCGACCATCGCGCCCGTCGTGGCAGTCCTGCACGAAATCTACGAAGACTTGGGGGCGCACGTCGCGAAACTCTCGCACGGTTCCGTGACTCTCCCGCCCGTGGTGTTCGTGGTGCAACGTGACTCGCGAGCATGGGGACACATAACTACCCGCCCCACCTGGGCGACACCATACGAAGCCCCAGACGAAGACTACGCATACGCACCGTTCGCGGTGTCAATCGGGCTCGGGACAATCACCAAGTACCAAGGGTTCTACGAAATCATGGTGTCGGCAGAGAATCTCGCCCGCGGAGGTCGCGAGGTGTTCGGCACGGTCGCCCATGAGGTCGCGCACGCAATCAACTTGGTGCGCGGGGTTCAAGATGTGGACACCAACGGCAGGCACAACAAAAAGTTCAAGCAGACTGCCGAGCATTTCTTCGGACTGACAATCGACGAATACGAGCCAGGACACTGGGCAGGGTGGACGAAGACGACGGTCGGGCGGGAGTGTGCGACCAAGTGGGCGAGCCAGATAGAACGAATCGACACCGCTATCAGGGTCGCGTCAGGTCATAAGACAGGACAACAGGCAGGCACGGGGCTTGGCGGGTTCTTCGGTGGGGGTGGCGACACCTCGACAGGCAGGAACAAGAATCAGGTGCGAGCGGTGTGCGGGTGCGGGTCAATCATCCGAACAAG